GTCCGCGCTCACTTGAGCGCGGTGGACCCGCATCGCCTGTTGGTGATACAGTTGTCACTAGTATGTGTAACTCGGTTGGAATGAAAAACAAAATAAATATAAAATGCCCTTCAGCCGGGAAACTCGTGCTCTCAACTCTTAATCACGTGATTAAGGGTATGGAACTTTCGAGTTCTGTTGTCCGAATAGTTGAATCTCTGATTTGGCCGTTCGTCGCTCGTAGATCTCTTCGTGAGAAGATGTTTACAAACAAGGAGTATAACCGCTTCGTAAATTCTTTCCGCGTAACTGCGGTTAGAATAAATGAAGTTGCCTCAGAAGATAACCGTGAACAGACGTACTGTAAGTACTGGCTTGATGGTTATTTATGTAAAGTCTTCTTAGACAAGCAGATGCCTGTTAAAGATGACTTTGTCATTTTGCCGTTATTCTCAGGATGGTGCGCCCGATTCGTTTCTAGAGCTATCGCACGACGCGATATCTCTTTTATTTACTCCTTACAGAAGGGTTCCAAGCTTGCTTGGCCTTCTTTAGGAGATATAAAACGAAAAGGTGCTCTTGAAAAGCATGCGGATAGATTGTCTGATTATCGTGGGTCAGTATGTGAGGATGTTTCTAAACAAATCACTTCTGATTCAAAATTGATATTTCATGACGCCGTCCGTACTGCTAATCGAAATGGAAGTTGGAAGAAGTTTCTTCCTTCTAATTCAGCATGTATACAAGCTTCCCGTCGCGATGGCGGGGCATTATCACTAGCTGAACCATTCATCCTTGATTTTAATTGTACTGAAGCTAAGACTATCGGTAAACTTCCCTATTTGAATAGGATCGTCAATGAGTGGCGGCAGACTAATTACGACATGTTTACACATGTTGTAGGGCCTGCTTTATCACAAACTGATGACCAGGGAAATTTACTTCCTCTTGATGTAGCTGTTGTGGCATTACCCGAACCAGGTAAATTCCGCATCATTACTAAGGGGGATGGATATCTTTACTCCCTTTTACAGCCTTTCCAGGATGTCCTGATGGACGCTTGGAAACACCATTATTCTTCGACTATGCTCATACCTGATTTACTGGTAAGGGTGAAGGAAATGGATGCTGTAAGTGACGAACTGACACATTGGTGTTCAGTTGATTACGAGGCAGCGACAGATTTGCTAAAGAAGGATGCATCATTAAGCGTCCTCTCTGGTATTCCGGAAAACAAGTTTTCGGATTTAGCTTATTTATCGCTAGTCTCAGGCCGTGCGTTTTACCGAGGTAAACGAGACACTGTACAAGTTGATGAGGGTCAGTTAATGGGTTCACCATTATCTTTCCCTCTATTATGTACTATTAATCTGTCTGTTTACCATGCAGCGATACTTCGTTGGGTAAAAGATTCGAATACACAGACTCGAAGAAGGATTGCGAAAATAATGTGGCGTAACGTTCTCGTGAACGGAGACGACATGTTGTTTAAGTGTCCTAAATCATTCTATAATGTATTTTTATCTACCTCCAAAGAAGTAGGCTTTAAGGTATCACAGGGAAAGAATTATATCTCAGTAGATGCTGGTATGATTAACTCAAAGTTATTCTTACGCCGTAATGGTGTAATGAAGGAATTTGGGTACCTCAATCAGCGTATCATACTTGGAAATAATATCAAGCAGGGAACTTCTCTTTCTACTCCCACCATGATCGGAAAAGACATTAATAAGATGGTTAGCCTTTGCCCTTGGGCAAAGTCTGCCATCCCAACGTGTTTCGAAAGGTGGGGAAAAGATTGGTTGGGTACTATGTACCGTCCTAATTGGTTTCTCCCTGTACATCTCGGAGGCTTTGGTATTGATCCAAAGTTGGCATCACCTAACATGAAAGTAACACGTTCCCAACGGGAACTTGCTGCTCGATTTGTTGACGATCCAACGATGTTTCTCTACCGATTGAAGTCCCTTGATATACCTACAGCTAAAATCGCGGGTGGACTGGCAAATTGGCGGATGGTCCCAGGTCCATATGTACCTTTGGAACATGAGTCTACAGATAATATTGATGGATGGCTTGCAAGATTAGCTTATGCTAGTCAGGCTAAAGCCGGAACATCATTAGTAGATAAAGTTCCAGATAAGATATTTATGAAAGAACTTGGAAGATCGACGTCAGTTAAGCCACGGAGGTTGAGTTTAGAAGATATTGAATTCTATCGTAATGTTCAATATTTCGCAACAAACCTCCCTCCTTGTCCACCGATCGGTAAGATTAAAGTTGATTTTTGTAGAATCCTAAATGGAGGCGATGCTAGTGCATACCTATACTCTCGGATTGATCTTAAACCAAAGATTAATCGGGGGGTGGCGGGATTGTAATCATCGCCCTCATGTCCGAAGACGTTAAACTACGTGCCGATAGTGGCAGGGGTGGCAAGATGGTGACTGGTTGGTTAACCGGCGTATGGAATAGGTACTTCCCTATCCTAACATCAAGTCAACAAACTTTGGGGTTGTCGTTGGTAATAGCCCAAAACGGTACTCTTCCGCGTATGGATAATAGGAATTAGTTGTTAATTAATTCTTTCTAATACATAGTCTGCGAGTTGAGATTAAGATTCCGTGCTAACCAAAATGCCGAGAGACTGCACGGCGCTTTCCTTACTATACTGGTCTAAAGTTCCAGGTTTAGGTAAGGTTCAACGATGATGCACAGTCCTGCCAGTAGTTGGTAGTGAACTCCCAATAATTAACTACAATTATCGACTTTCTTAATGAATAATCCTAATTCATTGAAGCAAGCCAAGAATCAACAGAAAACCAAGAAGAATCAGAAACCAAAGCAACAGGCCACTAACAGAGTTGCCGTTGTCAATCAACAGAAAGAAGTCAGAATTGGAAGACCTACGATGATGCAGAGTTCAAGCGGGGATGGATCCATTAGGGTCCGCCACCGTGAGTACTTAGCTGACGTCGCTGGGTCCGTGCTATTCGCTTGCACGTCATTTCCAATTAACCCTGGCTTGGTTTCTACATTCCCATGGGGAAACACCATTTTTAACCAGTATGAGTCTTATACAATTCAGAATGTTCGTTTTGAATTCGAAACTATGAAAAGTACTGCAACAAATGGTTCTATTCTTATGGTGATTGACTACGACGCCTCTGACGCCGTACCTACTAGTAAGCAACAGCTTATGAACTTCAATAGAGCGACCCGTTCCCCTGTCTGGAGCGAGTGCATCTTTACTGCTAGTTTTGCTGAGCTACATAAATTAGGTCCGTCGCGTTATATGAGAAGTACTGTTCTAGCTCCAAACTTGGATATCAAAACTTACGATGTTGGCAATTTCTTAATTGCTACGCAAGGATGTGCTGATACCTCGGCTATTGGTGAACTATACATATCATATGACGTTGTGGCACAGACGCCCGTCATGGACGGTGCTGCTGCCGGGACACTCAATAACTTTTCGTATTTTTATCAATCTAATGCTGCTTCGAGAGCCGCTCCCTACAGTGCTGCCAATTTACAGGTAGTAGTAGGTGGGTTAAATCTCTCTTATGCGACAAATGTGATTACTTTTAATACGGCAGGCACTTACCTTATTGATTTCTTTACAGTTGGGACTGCTATTACTGCTGCTCCCGCCCTAGGCGGGACTGCAACGAGTAATGTAGTCGTTAATATGCCAATTGTTATCAATACTGGTTCTACGCAATCTTCCTTTAAAGTCTATATTTCTGCTGGGAATGCCCAGACATTAATTACAGACTTTTCGGGTGCGTGTGCCTCATTAACAGCTATTGTGTTCCTGGTGAATTATATAAGTCCTATCTTAGGACCTACTCTATAATTCATGTTGTTGTCCGAAGACGTTAAACTACTATTCTGCTGTTCACGAGAACGGTAGTTTGTGTTGGAACTATTCGAGTTGAGATACATGACAAGTGTCAGAAGCCTTCCTTTTCTTTTGGGATAGGACTTTAGACTAGTAATTATGAGAATTACTGCCAGGATGCGCAATTCCCGTAGGAATTATTGGCATACGTGCTTAAATGCGGTAGTATCAAACAGTGCGGGGTGGAACTGTGGTAGCTATAAAATAATCTGGTGCTTTAAAGGCATCCTTGTTTTCAATAATAGAAGTACTGAAAGGTACAACTTGAGATTACAAGTGATTATAGTGACAGGAACCATACTCGGATTGGACTAACATATCATTAGTACATTATTGCGAAATCTACTGCTCATCAGAAATTGAGTGTGTATGTGCTTTCACAGGGCCCTCGACCCAAACCTTCACGTGAAGGGATACTAGAGGGATAACCAAACTTACGG